TCTACAGTCTACCCAAGATAATTTTAAGTCTACCTTTGATGATTTTTCTGACAGGTACACTCAGGACGAAACGTTGGCCCAAAAATCACGGTCTGATTTAGCTTTGGCACAAACTGGCGAGGCAGAGAGAACACGGGCAGACCTTGCTAACTTTGTTTCAGGAACAAATCAAGGCTTTGCAGATGTTCAGGCCGGACAAGTTGCTAACCAGAATGAAACTATAAATGAGCTAGGTAATATGGCTAAAGGTGCATCAGCCGCACAAAACGAAACAATGCAACAATTCCAAAACATAGATGCAGGGCAAGTTGTTCAGCTAAGAAATACTGCCCAAGTAGCCGCTGGTTTAGAAGGCCTAGACGAGGGTATGCGTAATGACTTTAACCAGTTAGGTAGCGCATATGATGATAATGGAGATTTGATTAGAAGCAGTATAGACCAACAAGGCAATACTATTACTCGCTCAATTAACGAGCAAGGTATGATGATGCTAAATTCGTTTGATGTAACAGGACAGAAGTTAGGTCAGAGCGTAATTGATGTAGGTGCTAGAGTTAATCAACTAGCTCAGTACTCTCAAGCAACTATGGGTAACCTAAGTCCAGCCAATTCAGGCGCTACCGCTAATACTGGCAGTGGTTTATATACTCAAACAGGATAAAATATGCACCCAACAACTGTATCCCAAGACTGTATAGCACTTGTAAAAATGTTTGAAGGTCTGCACAAAATTAAAGATGATGGCTTAGTACATAGTTATCGATGCCCTGCCGGAAAATGGACGCTGGGGTATGGGGCAACTAAGGGTATTCGCTCTGGTATGCGGTGTACTAAAGAAGAAGCCGAAGCGAGGCTACTAGAAGACTTAAATGAACACGGCAAAATTGTTAAGCAACTTGTTAATGTTCCCCTTTCTCAGGGACAGTATGATAGTCTTACTTCGTTCGTATTCAACTTAGGCGGGGGGGCGTTTAAATCATCAACCCTTCTCAAACGTCTAAACTTAGGACACTACGATGATTGCCCAGAGCAAATTATGCGCTGGAATAAAGCCAGAATAGACGGCAAACTTCAGCCTCTACGTGGACTTACTCGCCGCCGTGCGGCAGAAGCGGCTATCTTCAGTAAGGACGCACAGCTTCCTTCGGATGAGGGTGGGCCTGAAATGCCACAGAAGGTTGCGGCAGAAGCACCTAAGTCATTACTTAAGTCTAAGACTATGGCTGGTGCTGGTGTTGCTGGTATGGCTACAGGCTTGAATGAGATAGCGGGTCAAATACAGGGTCTAGTATCCTATGCCCCAATGTTAAAAACAATATTTCTTATTTGCGCTGTAGGTGGCATAGCCCTAGCCGCTTATGCCCGATTTAAGGATAACAAAGAGGGTATCCACTAGTGTTCCTTTTTGGGAAAATTAAAACCTACATTATAGCTACTTTAGCAATAGCTTTGCCCATTCTATACGTAATGGGCAGAGTACGTGGCTCTGCAAATGCAAAGAATGAAGTTCTCAAAGATGATTTACAGGCAGAGCAAAAAACTACCGACTTTTATAAGGCAATGGCAGAACATGAAGATGATAGCATCACTAGCCGCGATAGTCTTACTGACAGGTTGCGCGGGAACGGTTTATAGAACAAGCCTAGAAGTATACTGCCCACCAATGGCGGATTACTCTGAGGAATATAACAACAAACTGGCAGATGAGCTAACAGCCCTTCCGCAAGACAGTGTTGCCATTGATAAAGCCGTTGCTGATTATATAAACTTACGGGATCGTATTAGAGCCTGTGAAGAAAAAAAGGATAATCTCTAATGAGTTGGTGGTCAGATAATATCGGGGGCGGTAATAGCTTTGGCGAAAGTGTTGCAAATGTCTTTACGGCTGATGATGGTAAAGAATACCAAGGTGGTAGTCTTGTAGATACTGGTAATAATACTGTCATTGATGGCGGTTTTATGGACAGCAATGCTACAAATCAATCTAATAAGAACGTTGGAGATACTTCATCTGGTCACGGAGACAGTAAAAACCTTGGAGAAGTTGTAAGCGGAGTTAGTAATTCTATATTTGGATTACCGGATTCACTTAAAACAGGCGATAATAAGGTTAAAGGAACATATAAATCCTTGTCTACAGGACAGGTGATAGGCGGAGTACTTACCGGGGGAGCTAGTCTTCTACCTAGTTTGTTATCCGGCATCACTAGCTGGGCAAATGGTATTGATCCAGAAGTAGACACTCCACAAGTAGTAGATGGAAGACAGGTATACAAAAAAGCTGGCGAAAATGGGATGCAATATTCCTACAACTTCCTTAATATGCCGTATGAAGTAAGTATCATAGATGGCAAGGTTGTAGATACACTAGCACAGCCTGTTGATAAACAGGGCAGACGATATAGTGACCCTAACTATGATAAAAATAATCTTTCTGAACAGACTGCCTATCAGTATAACGCTAGTCAAAATGTGGGTGGCGGAGATGATGATGGTGGTAATGCTGAATTGCAGAGTTACGCAGATGCTAATGCTGGCATAGGAGACACAGGTGAAGGTGGTGAAAGCTCTAGTGAAGATGAGTACTACCAAAAAGTGTTGGATATGGCTAAGGCGGCTGGATTTGAAGATGTAAAAGGCACACAAAAAGAAATCATAGCCAATGCCATGAAGTATCTGGAAGACAGAAACTTAAAGGTTGAGGATGTAACCCCTACGCTAGACGTAAATACTGAAGGAACTACTGTAGGTGAGTTTGAAGGCTTAGATGATCTTGAACAAACAGAAGTAGTAGGCACTGGTGACGCAGAGGTAGTAGGGGCAGTAAATACAGCGGATACTACAACTTACGATGTTACTGAAAATGTTATAACTAGTGACATGGAAGCTAATGCCGCTACTGGTACAATAGACAGTGACAATCTTGTAGACGCCGATAGCATAGCGATTGACGTAGAGGCCGAAGCTAAAGGCGAAGGCGTCATGGGTAATTCCCTAGACAACTTTGCTTCCCAGAACATATCAACCATTATTAATACTTCTACAGTAGAAGGTAAGATGCTGGCTGAGAAGCTAGGTGAGGGAAACTACACAGATCATAAAGCTACCCTAATGGGTCAGATAGAGATTATTTCTGGTGAGTTTAAGGACAGTAACGGCAATGCACGAATACCAACTTGGGCGCAAGCTAATCTAAGAAATATACAACAGACCGTAGCATTTGGTGGTATGACGGGTTCAGCGGCTACAGAAGCCTACGCCAATGCTATAATGGAAGCTACAATAGGTGTAGCAGACAAAGAAGCGGCATTCTTCCAGACCATTACGATAGCCAACTTGGATAACAAGCAAGCCGCTATTATTAACAAAGCTAAAGTACTCGCTCAGTTTGAGATGGGTAACCTAGATGCCCGTGAGACAGCGGCGGTTTCCAACGCTAAAGCCTTCCTAGAGATGGACTTAAGCAATCTAACAAACGAGCAACAGGCAGAAGTCCTTAATAAACAATTTATGGTAGATGCCCTGTTTAAGAATACCGAAGCATCAAACGCTCAGGCATTGTTCACAGCGGAACAGACTAACGATATGGCTAAGTTCTACGATGAGCTTAATGCCTCTATTCAGCGACATAATGCTACTGAAATAAACGCACTTAAAAAGTTTAATGCTGGTGAGATAAACGATAATTCTGAGTTTCTGGCAGACATGAAAAACTCCAGACAACAGTACACAGCTAATATGCAATATAATATTGACGTAGCTAATGCTGGATGGAGACAAGAAGTAGCCACTACAAATAATCAGAATAGTTTTGATGCCGCTAGTACTGACATTAAGAATGCACTAGACCTTACACAAGAGGCCCAGAACGCACTATGGGATGATGCAGACAGTCTATTAGATTACATATGGAAGTCTGCCGATAATGATCAACAGCGAGAACTATTGCTACTAACTGCACAGCTTCAAGCACAGTCAGGTCAACAAGATAGTGGAAGTAGTGCGTGGAAATCAATCCTTTCAATAGGTGGCGCAATTTTAGGTGCTGGTTCAAAGCCTTGGTGGATGGGCGCTTAATAGTAGAAAGAGTAAGATATGCAATTTCAAGATGCAGTAAAGTTATCCATTGAAAAGTTTCTTGATGGTAAGATGCCCAACAAATTGGCTGAGTTAGCTGATGATGGGGTATTGTACCACACTCCAGACTATTTTGATGCGCTAGAAGAAGAGCTTCTTGGTGAGCCGACTAAAAAGGATAAGGAGAAAAAAGATGCGAAATAGTTCTCCTATTCCCGGTGCTAATCTTCTTTCAGATACTAGAAATTACGCATGGCACAGGCCACCTGATATTGTAGATTATGATGAGGCAGTATCCTATTTAATCAGCAAAGTAGACGATCCATTTCAGTCTCAAATGGTAATGGCTATGCTGGATATTGATGCACAGATATCAACCATTGTTTCTACGCTACTCCTACAGGCTGTATCTACAGGTAAAATGCCTATTGATCTTGCTCTACTGACGGCAGGGCCACTAGCCAGATACATTGAGATTACTGCTAAAGACTTAGGTAAATCCTATGACATGGGTATTAGAAATAAAGATGAGATAATCATAACCCCTACACTGCTAAAACAAGCCCTAGGGATCATCGAACAAGAAGAAGATGAGGGTGAAGTCGAAGAAGAACAGGTTGAAGCACCAGAGGCTCCCACAGGCGGTCTGATGGGCATCCCTGATGAAATGATTGCACCCGTAGATGAACAGATGGAAATGCTAGGCGGTGCTGACATAGAAGAAGAGGAGCCTGAAGATGA